ATCTGATTTCTACTAGCCATAGTTGGTTAAACCTCTGTTAATTAAACGGAACCAATTACTTCTTCAAATGCAACACCAGTTCTGGTAGCAACAAAGGTTAGACCAATGAAGTTGATAGAACGTGCTGGTTTGATAAAGATGTCAGCAACAAATTCATTTCTGTCAATGACTGCTGCAGTATTATTTGTTTCATCGCAAATCACAACAAAGTCAAATATACCTCTGTTGGATTGAACCTCTCTTAGGAATGGTTCAATAATATTTACGAAGTTTGTTCTTGTTAGTTCATCGTTAAACTCAAAGAGTTGATCCTTAGCCGCTGCTGAAATAGCATCTTCTAAGAAGATGAACAATCTACGAACGTTGATACGGTCAAATGCTGATGACTTACCGAATCCAGTTTTATCTCCAAAGAGAATAATACCAGCACCAGGTGAGAGAATTACAGGGTTAATTCTATTTGAGTATAGAATGTCTCTCTGTTTCTTACCAGGATTGTAGATAAGTTTTACAGAATTTAAGATTGATCCTCTTGCTGTACCAGCAGGTGAGAACCAAGGGAACTGTTCAATATCAGTTCTTGCACAAGTTCCAGCAATATCACCATTTAATGGGACATAACGGAACGTATTATTAAATCTATCAAACATATATTTGTATCCACTATCGAATACACCATATGTTGTAGATGTAATTGGAGCATAGAATCCAACAACATTATTTGTAATTGTGTCTATGTTATTCACAGTTACAGTTCCAACTGAACTATCATTCAAGAATGCCTGACGGAAAGGTGAAATAAATGCAACTGCATCTTTTCTAAGTTCTGCAACTTGAATTACTTTTTCAGCGACTGCCTGAGACTCCTCTTTCGGATGATGGGCAGCACCCATGAGAAGGAAGTCAACTTCTACCTCTTCAGTATTTGCGAATAATTCGTAACCAGAGAGTAAATCGTCGATACCAGAGTTAAGTGCCCCTGATGTTGTATAATCAGTTTTTCCACCGTAATTTTTACCACCTTGTAATGAAGCAGTAAATACACCGAAAACACCGAATCCCTTATCTGCAGAATCTGCTGCTTGATCCCAAGCGTTATCTGCATCTAATGTACCGATTGCAGTTGCAGTTGAAGAATCAAATCCAGTTGTAACGATTCCAGTTGGTCCACTACCACCGTAAATATATTGCGAATTAGTTGCAAGATACTTTCTCCAGTATGATGTTGACCCAACTGAATATTCACCATCCGTTGCTTTTGATAAATTTAGATGTTTTTCAAGTATTGTTCCAGCGTTACCTGTAATTTCTCCTTTATCATCGATTACGACAACATGAAGTTCATCAAATCTACCACCTCTTGCTGAGACAAAAGATGAAGTACCAGGTGCTTCTGCTAACTGATCCCATTCTAATTTGATTGGATTACCGTTTCCGTCTTTTGTTGTTAGAACAATTTCTTGCTGTTCAAACCAGTCAACTTGTGCAGTAGGAATTACGGTGCTTCCAGTGCCTACGTTTGTTCCAGCAGCACTTGGTGTAAGAATTTCATTTGCTTTGAAGCAATATACACCATTTTGTTGATAATTTACATTTGTAACTGTTCCAGCAGCAGATACATGTTGTAAAACTTTAACCTCTGCCTTTCCCGCTTCAGGAATTCCAGTAACAATACCTTTAAGGTATCCATCAAGTAAACTTGTTCCAGCAGCACCAGCAACAACTCTATTTGCTACACTTTGTGTAACACCTAATCCAACTGTTGATATACCAGTTGTGGTAAGTATTTGGTCTGCTTTACCATCTATTATTGAAACTCTTATACCGTTAGCATAACTACCAGGTGTTTTGGCAGCAACGACTGTTCCAACAATAGTATTATCATCATAACCAAGTTGATTATAATGTGTATCACTCTTTATTAATAATTCTGGTGAACCATCATCTGTTGCATTTTTTAAACCATCGTCATTAGCACGAATGACCTGCATAGTACCACCATATGCTAAAAATGATGATGCGACCATCCAGTATTCATAATGTTTGTCAACAGAATAAGGTTGTCCAAAAGTTTGTAATAAATCTGCCTCACTCTCTATGAGTTGTGCTTCCTCCACAGGACCTTTCGTAAATGGAGCGACTAGTGCACCAATAGAGCCGCTTGTCGCGTCCACTCTACCTATAGTGAGGTCAACTTCTCTTACTACAATACCAGGAGAGGCTAAATTTAAAGCCATATGTATTCTCCAATCTCAGGATATTTTTTCTGAAATTATTTATTAAAAATACCATTTACATCGGGGAAACAGTGCATGAACTACCAATCTGGGTATTCCCATTTATTGTTTAATTTCTTTTTTGATTTCTTCACTCTACTAATTGTACACGTTTTACATTCATATGAATATGATGATTGGATACTTTTATTCTTCCTTATAAGATAAAATCCATCAATTAAATCTTTTGTTTTACCACAAACACGACATTTTCTCTCTGTAAAAACAAAATGTACACCATCAAGTTGCTCATCAAATTCCATTATAGAACTTGCATCACTCCTACTATTTCTGGAAACTTTTGTGTGAGATGTCTCTCAATACCCATTCGTAATGTTTGAGCACTCATAGCACATGATTCACAAGCACCACTTAATCTTACTTTTGCAATCGCTGCTTCTTCACCCTCCTTTACTCCATAATACATTCTTACATTTTCTTCTAAATTATAATCCAATTCTATAAGCTCAAGATATCCACCATCTGATTCGATGTATGGACGTATATCATCTAATGATTTGTTTACTTCGACTGGATCTAACATTACATGTAATCCCACATATATGAACGGTCTCCGTATTCATCTACTTTCCATAAATCTCCATCTTTATCTACAAAGGAATCTTCGTCTAAACCATCAGATATAAATCCAAAAGGTGCCATATCTTGCTCAATCTGATTCTTTTGTTCTTCATATATTCTTTTCCTAACATCGTTGTCAGTCATTTCTTTGAAATAATCTTGTGCAACTAACCAAGCAAATATAACAAGACACATCGCTAAGTCATCATTACACCCTTCCTCTGCCTCAAAAGAATTATGTTTTTGTGAAAATGTAGTTAATTCAGATATTATATCATAGTCGATAATTAATATTTTGTCATCCTCAAGTAAAGTTTTTAAGTTTGAGCATCCCAACTTTTTAACAGCTGCTGTAGTTCTTACACCTAATTGAGATCTCTTACCACTAAATCCAGCACCAACCACCTGTCCAGCACGACCTCTTTGTGAGCACATCAATAAATTATCATACTCTAAATCATAATTTAATATAGACGCAACTTGATCTCCAATATCATTTACTTCACATAATATGAATGCTTTATTATATGCTTTTCCTATATCAGCAATAATACTGGGAAATAACATGGGTTTAATTTCATTATTTCGATACTTTGCTACTGCTTTATATGGGAAGTTTGTAATATCAAACACTATAAAAGCAGAATAATCATTACCTAATCCACGAGCAACGTCAACAGTAATCAAATAATTATGATCTTTGATTGGTGACTCATATACATCAAATCCTGCATTTTTTTGAATGGGATTTTCATAAACTAAATTTTTTAACTTAGCAGAATTTATTAAAGTATTGACAGATCCAAGAAACTCACATTCAAACTCAACTTTAAATTGTTGCTCTGATGTGTTTGCGATTGTCTGTTCTTTCCATGCTTCATCACGACCTGGTACTTCTGACCAGTGAACTTCTGTTGGAACATATTCATTCTTACCTCTTTCAGCATCATGCCACATACGGTAAAAATGATTCATACCTCGTGGTGTAGATACGATAATTACTTTTGTTTTTTGTCCTGAAGAGATTGTAGGGTATACAGAGGCAAAAAAGTCGTCAGCAATATGATTAGGTATAAATGCGAACTCGTCGAGAAATATAACGTTATAAGAACCGCCCCTAACAGCTGAAGAAGAAGTCGAGTTAGCCGATATTTTAGATCCATTTTCTAATTCAAGAGAACCTTTATTCCAAGATATAATACCTTGTTGCATCCATCTTGGCAAGTTTTCATATGCTAATTGTAATCTTCCTAATAAATCTCTGGCAGTAGAGGCTTTGTTCGCCAGTATAGCAATATTAATGTTATCATTAAAAACTGCATAATGTAGGAGATAAGATACAACTGTAGTGGATTTACCCGTTTGCCGAGGCATTTTACAGATGTTAAAACGGTTTTCATGGAAATTTTGAATTAATTTCTTTTGAAATGGGTATTGCTTGAAAGGTACTAATCCTTCATCAAGCGATACTATCTTTATGTATTTGTTTGCAAAATAAACAGGATCATTTTTGCACTTTAAAAATTCAACAATATTATCCTGCGTAAATTCAATAGGAGTATTTGCCTTTTTTAGATTCGGGTTTCCAAGATAAACTTCACTCATTATAAAAAATTAAATTATTAACTTACAGTATACCCAACAGCTGCTCCTAAAACAGAAGCGTGTGCTGCAAATATTGCTTCGGTTGATTTTTTCTCTACAACTTCTTTAGTATTACCAAGTAATGTAAAAGTTCCGATAGTTGTAGATCCTCCAACTTCATCAACAACAGTTATTAGTCTTGCAGTTCCTGTAGTGTTAACAAGACGCACTGCTGTAGCACTACCAAAGGTGGATGCACCTGCAGCATTTGTACCACATGCTGCCTCAGTACCCTTAATTAATGTGATCATTCTTCTAAACTTTTATTGATTATTTATCTAATCAAACTTTAATCCTGTTTGAGCACGTATATTTTGCATTTTTCTTTCAAGTGAACGCAAATCTAAGGGTATATTAAATAATTTTTTACCTCTGATATCTCTTACATACTTTGGTTTATTTGGAGTGACTTGTTCCTGAAATTGTTGAAAAGTTTTCATTTGTTCTTACCTCTCAGTGCTTGAATACCCTTAACTGCTCCTCCAACTACCAGAGCACCAAGTGCAAATTTCTTATTTTTCATTAATGTTTTACCAACTGCCTTTGCTCCTTGCTTCATCAAACGTGGTGTTTGTCTTGCTAATGGTGTTGGACCACTTAAAAGTCCTTGACCTTTACCTAAAAATGGATTTACTGTACGAGCAATTCCACCTCTACCTGTAACAAATTGTTTGACTTGATAACCTTTTCTTAGATCAGGTAACAAACCTCCTTCAAGTTTTCCTGTTTTTGGGTTTTTGAATTTGCCCATTTGTTTCAAATCATCCTTAAACAATTTACCAAAAGATGCAGTATCCTCACCAGGTACTCTTACATTCTTTCCCTGATTAGAATAATCTTTTAATCCTTCACTAAACTGTTTATATGTTTTCATTTTTTCTTCCTTCTCTGTCTTATAGCATCACGAAGTTTATTCATCATTGAATCTGGAACTTTATCATAATTTACATTCTTGGTAGTTAAATTACCTAATTTATTTGTAGGATAAAGATCTGGATAAATTTGTTTAAAATTTTTATACTGAGGAATATCAAGTTCTCGATTAGCATCACCAAATCCCCTATTGATTGGTGAATCTTTTAGACCCTTTGCTCTTTTTATCTTATTTGTTCTCATTACCATTGGAGCTAATCTTTCTAGTTTCTGTGAAGCTGCTTTACTACCAACATATCCTCTAAGTGAAGATTGGCGATATCCAGTTCGTAATCTTTTATCTACGTTATCTAATCCAATAAATTCATTTTCAATTCTTCTTCTTGGTGATAGCATTTTAGAGAATGTAGTATTTCTCTGATTTATAAGATCCGATTGAGAAAGTGGAATTTTTGTATTGGCAAACTTTGAACCTTTCCTTGCTGATGTTATTTTAGGATATATTCTTTTTACAGTTGATAGGGCAAGTTTTCCTGCCTTCATCATTGCTTCAGCTTTATTTAATTCTATAATAAATTCCTTGTAAGTTTTCATTAGGATACTTTTGATTTAGTTGTTTTTTTATTTTTTGCAAAAGGACCTACATTATATTTAAGTATAAAATCCCTTATACCTCTGTTAATAACATCTTTTGTTCTAATGTAGTTTACACCTCCCATATTGATATTTTTGATACCACTAAAGGGAGACATCTCTAACGAATTTTTAGGAACTACTTGCTCTTGAAATTGTTTAAATGTTTTCATATTATGTTGTTTTTATATTCTTATTCGATTTCTTTGCAAGAGGAAAGTCAGTACCTAAATTTTTCAAGAAAATTTTAAAATGTTTCATCTCCAATTTTTTCATATGGGGAGTTCTTATATGAGGTATATATCTCATGGGAGGTGGAGTAAAATCTTTAGGAGTATATGCACCCTCCATAAATTGTTTGAATGTTTTCATCAGCAGTTCCAGCGTCTAAGTGCCTTATTAATTCTTGAATCTGGATCTCTTGCAGTTTTTGCAGATGTA